CGTCGAGGTAGAAGCCGAAAAGGTCGAAGCCTCGCGTCCCCGCGTCTCCGTAACAGCTATGGAAGTACGCCACCCAATCCGTACCAAAGCGGATTACTTGCAACACACAATTAAAGCTGCTTTAGGTAATGATGATTCCCGCGACTATGTTAAAGCGGCAGACGCTCAAGCTGCCAAGTCTATGACTTTCGCAGATGATTCCTTTACTACCAACCCAGCCTTTTCTCCGGTGCAATATGTTTCGACGGTAGTAGATACTCTTATTGGCAATCGTCCTGCTATTGACGCACTCGGTGGATCTCGTCCTTTGGCTGCTTCCGGTATGACTATCTCAATTCCAAAGATTACGACCAATGGCACCGTAGCTGAAACCGCAGAGGGTGGAGCACCTTCCGAAACCGGAATCGTTAGCTCGTACGTCAATGCAACCGTTAAAAAGTATGCAGGTTTGCAGCGCTACTCGGTAGAATTGCTGGAACGTTCTAGCGACAATCCGTCCTTCTTCCAAGCTATGCTCGAAAATATGACTCGCGCTTATAACAAAGCGACCGACGCCGCCGTAATTGCTGAGATTACTTCCGGTGGTACTCAAGGTACTGCCGTTGCTGCAACCAGCGCCGGTATTATCAGCTTCGTTTCTACTGAAGTCCCAGCCGCATACTCGGCAACTGGCGAACTGCCAACCGTTTATATTGCTGGCACCTCACAATGGGGTCTGCTAATGGGTGCAACCGATACCACCGGTCGCCCGATTTATAACGCTGGATCTCCATACAACAGCGGCGGAAACGCTAACCCTCAAAGCCTTCGCGGTAACGTGCTCGGTCTCGACCTCTACGTGGACGCCAATATGGTTGCTACAACGATTGACGAGTCGGCCTTTATCTGCGTACCTAGCGCTATCTATATTGCAGAGAGCCCGGTTCTCCGACTTTCTACCAATATCCCGACCAGCGGGGAAATCGAGACAATGCTCTATGGCTACCTTGCCACAAAGACACTCGTTTCCGGCGGTCTCCGTCGCTTTAACCTCACCTAATCGGACTAACCAACCAAGCCCCTAGCCCCGCTACCTAGTCCTAGCGGGGTTAGGCCTAAGTAATGTAAGGGGTGCCTAATGGCAGCTACGTATATCACCAAAGCAGAACTACGTACTCTACTGGGGATAGGCACCCTTTACTCTGACGCTACGGTCGAGGAAGTTTGCCAAGCGACCGAGGACTACCTCAAATCTTTCTTATGGTTTAACAACGTGCCAGTATCAGGGCAACAAGCACGGGCTACCAATGTCGCTACTTTGACGACTCCGATACCTCACGGCTTTAACGTCGGGCAAACCATTACCGTTACCGGCTGCGACGCTCATTACAACGGCAATAAGACCATTACCGCCGTTTCGACGTATACGCTGGAATATGCGATTACTCACGCGGTCGAGGACTTTCACCTCATCAGGCCATACGGCAAAATACAGGGCGAATATCACGGTACGGATTACGCCACTACTCCAGCCGTTCGAGAAGCTGCCGCTACCGTAGCCGTTACCTTATGGCAAGCGCGACAAGCCCCAGGTAACTCCGTCGCTACGGTAGACGGCTTTGTCGCTTCACCTTTCCAGCTTGGCAATACGCTTCTTGCCAAAGTGCGCGGCATATTGGCGCCTTATCTTGCCCCTTCCGGTATGGCTGGCTAATATGCCTGACGCACCTATTACGACGCTACGATCTAGCCTTGCCAGCGACCTAGCCAATGCGAGCGTATGGTCAGTATTCGCCTACCCGCCACAAGCGCCGCTAGCTAATTCCGTGGTGATTATGCCCGACGAGCCTTACGTCTACGTCAATAGCAATCAAAAGGTAGTGATCCAGCCAACCGCTCGTTTTAAGCTGCTATTGCTGGTGCCGTTGCTTGATAATCAGGGCAACCTCAACTCAATCGAAACTTTTATGGTCGAGCTAATGACCAAACTGAACGCCTCAACCAAAACTATCCACGTCGGCAACTTTAGCGCTCCGGGAATTATCGAGACCCCGGCGGGCAACCTCTTACAAATCGAGCTACCTATCGAGATTATCTCGAGCTGGTCGTAAGGAGAATAAATGGCAACCTACAAAGTAATCAGCGACAACGAGCTTGCTGGCGTCGGTCAGGGTGGAACCATAACCGATAGCCAGCTAGAGGGGTGGGACGTCCCGCACCTAGTTAAAACCGGCATACTCGAGGAAGTGTCCTCAGTTGCCCCAACCCCAAAGAAAGAGAAGGAGTAAAAAGTGGCTACCGGTATTTATTTTGCACAAAACAGCTACTTTAAGCTAGGGACGTATGATATGAGCAGCGTCGTACAATCCATTAGCTTAAATATCAACTACGAGCAGCTGGACGTTACCGCTTCCGGCGACGCTTCCCGCAAGTACCTCAAGGGTCTAGCAGCTCATCAAATCAGCGGGACGCTTTATATCAAGCAAGACGCAATCGCCGCAGGATCTACTCGTGCCGTACTCGATTCCCTCAAGGGAACCGCTGCCGCGTTCGAGATTGCTCCCGACGGTAGCACTGCTTCGGCCTCTAACCCAAAGTATTCGGGTTCCTGTTTCGTCAATGGTTACACGCCAGTAAATGGCACTCAAGGCGACGTTGCAACGCTCGACTTTACTTTCGATTGCACGACCGACGTAACCATTACGACGGCGTAGGACTAGACAAGGGGCTAGACAATGGCAAGGTTAAAAATAACAAGAGATACCGGGGTCGTCGAGGAATACGAGATAACCCCGGCTATCGAAGTAGCTTTTGAGGCTCACGCTAAGACCGGGATATATCTCGCCTTAAGTCAGCAACAAAAGCAGACCGACGTTTATTACCTATGCTGGGAGGCTATTAGGAGATCGGGGCAAACCGTTGCCCCGTTTGGGGACGAGTTTCTCAAAACTCTAAAAAAGGTGGAGATACTAGATTCCGACCCTTTAGGTGGGTGAGCGATTCTCGGACGCTCACGTACCAAATAGCCTCAATAGCGGTAGAAACGGGGATAAGTCCCAAAGACTTAGCCGAGTGCAGCCCCGAGATGTACGCGGCATTAGTTAGGGTATTAAACGACAGAGGGGAGGCTATGAAAAATGCAACAAGAAATCAGCGTAGAAAACGTTAGCGAGACGTTGCAGATTCTCCGTAGCTTCGATAAAGAGACCCTCAAAGCCGTTAATAAAGAGATCTACCAAGAGGTCAAACCTTTAGTCGGGCAAGGCCGAGCGCTGGTACCGGAAAAAGCTCCTATGAGTGGCTGGGCTAAGCCCAATAGTGGCGAGTGGGGTACTCGTTTGCTATGGGATACACGTAAGGTCAAAATGGGCATTAAGACTCAAATTAAACCGATGAGGCAGCGCGGTACCAACGTCCGTGAGCGTACTTTATTCCTAGTGCAAGCAAACCCAGCAGGATCTATCTACGAGACCGCTGGTCGCAAAAGTAAAGGCCGTACCAAAGCCGGGGAGCAATTTATACGCAATCTGGAGGACAAGGATAGAGGCGGCTCCGTCATTATTGGCAAGCAGAGCCGTATTATTTGGGGCGTGGTGCTCGATAACCGTAAAAAGATTACCGCCAATACTGAGGCTATTTTGCGCCGGTATATGAATACTTACAGTAACAAGCTGGCGGCATAATGGTATTAAAAATCCCCATTATCTCGACTTTTAACAATCGGGGTATCAAATCCGCTCAAAAAGAGATAGGCAGCTTTAGCAAAACGCTTAAAAAGTTTGGCTTAGCTTCTAAACTTTCGGTAGCTGGCGTTACCGCAAGTTTAGGTATTTTAGCTAAACAATCTATTGCCGCTGCCATAGCTGAGGAAAAGGCGGTAAAAAGCCTCAGCCTTACGCTTAAAAATCTCGGCATAGCAGCCGCGGATAAGCGGGTATTGGAGTTTATCAACCGCCTACAATTTGCTACTGGCGTCTCTGAGGATCTATTACGCCCAGCCTTCCAGCGTCTCGTAACTATTACCGGCGACGTAACCCGCAGCCAGGAGCTCCTAGCCCTAGCTATGGACGTTTCAGCCGGTACCGGTAAGAGCCTTGATAGCGTCGTAATGGCTTTGAGCCGGGCATATAACGGCAACAATGCCAGCCTTAGCCGTCTTGGAGTCAATATCAGTAAGGCCGAGCTTAAGACAATGAGCTTTGAGCAAGTTACCGATAAATTGGGCAAGACTTTTGCCGGTCAAGCTGCCGCAGCTGCCGACACTTTTGGCGGTCGTATGGCTAAGCTGGGCGTCGCTGCGGACGAGGCCAAAGAGATAATTGGCAATAGCCTTAATAAATCTATTGACCGGTTTATAGAAAATGCCGGAGGAATAGATCAAGTAACCCAATCTATGCTCAGTTTTGCCAGCGCCACCGGTAAAGCGGTGGAGGCTATTGGTCTATTGGGTAGCGGAGTCCAAACAGCTCTACCAAGTAAAAACCTGCTCCAGCGGCTAGCGGATAATTTTGCGCAATTTGGCGCCAGCGTGTCCGGTTTTGGCCAAAACTTTCGGCCTTTCCAAATGGGCGCGCAATCGTATAACGGCGGGTTTAACCTTGCTGGCCGGTACAGCGAGGATAAGCGTATGGCTAACCGCGTTAAAGAGCTCAAGCTTGCCCAAGCCATACCCAAAGCTAGCGCCGCCGAGTTACGAAACCAGCGACAGATAGCGGCTAATAAAAAGCTAGCCGCTAAGTTCGACCAAGAGAACATAGCTATCGAGGCTGCGCTTAAGGGCAAATTATCCGAGGAGGATCGCGCTCGGCTCTTAGCTCTCAAGGCTCTTAAGTCGGAAAGCAAAGCTGACGACGAGAAGGCTTTAGTAGATCTTAACGAGGCGCAAAAGAAGTTTGCCGCTCAGGAATTGGCAAGTATTAAAGAACGAGAACAAGCTAATTTAGACGCTATCAACAAACAAAAAAGTACCTATCAAGCGCTTACCGAGTGGCTCAAGTCAAACCCAATTAAGGTGTATACCGAGTTCACAAATAATGCGGGACAAACAATTACGGTACCCGGAGGTTTTGGCGTACCCGGCACCAACGTTTCTAATACCCCGTTACCTGCAACCAATGCTTCGCCAAACGCTACACCGCTTTATGGTGGTATGGAGCCGGTTTATGGTAATGGCGGGGGTATTACCGT